AATTTAGAGATCTGGCCTAACTTAAGAGATACATACTCAGGTCAAACTGTAATCTACAGTAGTCCTAAAGGCGTATTTAGACTTGGCAATAGTACTACTTCTTGGTCAATAGACAATGCTAGTTTCTACGGTATATCTTTTGAGGCAATAGAGGCTCTTCAGTAATGTCCAGAGAGATTACTAAAACTACAGTACTTGCATTAGATGATAATGTAATACAACCCTTCTTTGCTGTTGAGATGAATTTTGATAGTGAAAATGTCTTACGTCTGTGGACAGGAGTAGGTACTCTTACTTTTGAAGGTGTCTCTTGGACAGGTGCTGGAACTCTCTTGGGTATATCTGCTGTAGAAGAGACTACAGAGACTGCTGCAAGGGGTGCAGATCTTACTATTACAGGATTACCCTCTGAGGTTTTATCTCTAGCTCTTAGTACACCATATCAAGGTAGAACCTGTAAGATATACTTTGGTGTACTGACTACAGATTATAACCTTTTGAAAGAAGATAGTGATTTTATTTTACTAGAAAGTGGGGATAAAACTTTAGGTGAGAATACACCTATAGGTTACGGTAAAGCTTCTTTCAATGAAATATTCTGTGGTTACATGGACCAGATGAATATTTCTGAAGGTGCTGACACAGGAACTATCCAAGTTAAAGTCGAGAATAAACTTATAGACTTAGAAAGAGCTAGAGTGGCTAGATATACGGCTCAGTACCAAAGGTCTAGGAATATAGCTGGTGCAAGTGAAGACGCTGGGTTTGATTTTGTAGAACAGATGCAAGATCAGAAACTTGCTTGGGGTAGGAGTTCTGAAAGCTAATGGGTGTATTTGGTTTAGACATTGATCTATTAGACAGAGATTCTAACCTAGCCGCTGCTATTACTGGCGCTGTAACAATCGCTGTTGCTGCTACCATAGGTTTTCCTGCGCTTGGTGTTGCGGCAATGGGTTTTGGTAAAGCAGCATTAATGGCAGGTGCCTCAGCATATGCTTTTACATTGGGAACCTCCGCATTAACCAAAGCGTTAAACCCAGTTCCAGAATCAAGAGGAGGTGACCAAGGTTATCTAATAACTCAAAGAGGCTCAACTATGCCTCATCAGATTATCTACGGTAAAACTAGGATAGCTGGTGGTATAGTCTTTCAAGGGGTTACAGATAACAATAAATACCTACACACTGTATTAGCTTTTGCTGGGCATGAGGTAGAAGATTTTGAGACTATCTATTTAAATGACGAAGAAATAACTTTAACTGGAAATGAAGTTACTGATGCGGGTAATGATAATGTATACGGTAAGTTTTATACAAGAGAAGGCAGACCAGCAGTACAGATAGTTAAGAAACTAGGAACAACTACACAGACTGCTATTACCTCTTCCGATCTAGGTGGAATATCTCCCCCTTCAGAATGGACTACAGATTGTAAGTTATTAGCTACAGCTTATCTTTACGTCGTGCTGGAATATGATGCTGATGTATTCCCTAATGGCGTTCCAGAAGTCACAGCAGTAGTTAAAGGTAAGAAAGTATACGACCCCCGTACAAGATCTACAGCTTGGTCTGACAACCCAGCCTTATGTTTAAGAGATTATATTACATCGGGTAAAGGTGGTGATAACACAACTATTTATAACTATGGTATTAGTGAAGATATTGAGAATGTAGATGATAATATTGTTACCATAGCTGCTAATGTCTGTGATCACTTAAACTATCCCACTTTGTCGGGAGGCACTAGGTTTTCAACTAATGGTGCATTTACCACTAATACTACACCTTACGATGCTTTGCAAAACTTATCTACATCTATGGATGGTTTGCTATGGTATGCTCAAGGTAAGTGGAGAATGAAGCCAGCTTACTATACAGACCCAGTATTAGATCTTAATGAAGATGACTTAAGATCAAGTATATCTGTAAGTACTAGACACTCTCGTAGAGATAACTTTAATGTAGTCAAGGGTACATTCAGAGGCCCAGAGAGTGACTATCAACCATCTGATTTCCCTCAAGTGCCTATCTTTAACTCCGCTACTTATAATGCACTACTAGCTGCTGATGGTGGACAGGAAAGTGTGATTGATCTTCAGCTACCTTTTACAGACAACACAACTGAAGCCAGACGTATAGCTCGTATAACATTAGAACGTAATAGACAGCAACTTACTGTACAAGCCGCCTTCGGTATGAGAGCTTTCCAAGTACAAGTGGGGGATATTGTTAGGCTTAGTAACACAAGATTTGGGTGGACTAATAAAGAGTTTGAGGTTACTACTTGGAACTTTGGGTTGGCAGGTGAATACGATATACAAGTCAACATGACCCTAAGAGAAATCAGCGAGTCTGTCTTTGATGAAGTTTCTGATGGTGCAGTATACGAGAGTGATAACACTACACTACCATCTCCGTTTGATGTACCTCCCATAGGCTTAACTACTAGCCAAGATTATAGAATTATCAATGAACACTTAACCAACGTACTCATCATTGATGTTACAGCAGACTCTCCCGAACGAATAGACTACGTTGAGATTGAGTACAAGTTGTCAACAGATAGTACCTACTCTACCTTAGCTACAGGAGACTTGGGTAGGTTTGAGATTATAGATATTAAAGTACCAGACATTGACCCAAACACTGGTCAAGCCATTTCAACTATAACTTATGATATAAGAGCTAGAGCTATTAACGCCTTTGGTATTAAAGGTGAGTTTGAAACCATTTCTCCAGTCGTTGAACCAGACTTTACAAAGCCAAACAACGCAACAAACTTAACCAAGGAGTTGTCTGGGGGAACCTTATTCTTTAACTGGACTGATTCAAGTTCTTTAGACCTGTCTTTCTATAGATTACGGTACAACCCATCAACTACCGCAAGTTATGATAACACTGCTCAAATACTTATAAATAAAATTGCTAGGCCAGCTACCTCTATAACTTACCCAGCTATAAGTGGTACTTTCTTTTTAGAGACTTGGGATAAGTCAGGCAATAAAGCAGATAACCCAGTCTCTGTAGTTGTACAACCGTCTGAATTACCAACTTTAAACCAATTAGATAGTACAGCTGATACCTTTAGTGGTACTCTTAGTAACATACAGGGTATTCTTTATACTCAAGCTATTGTATTCTCTAGTAGTATGGTAGTAGGTAGAGCTTATAGAATTAGGTCACTAGGGACTACTGACTGGAATGCTGTAGCTGGTACTACAGGGGTTACTTATAGTGTAAATGATGATATATATGTAAAAGCTCAATCAGCAGGTACTGGTTATGGTTGGCAAAAAGGTATTAGATTACTTAACTACTCTTCATCAGGATCTACTGGAACGTACAGTGTAGAGGCTGATGGTTATAACAGTGTTGAATACTTAGATGTAGGATCTAGCAGAACAGTTAGAGTTTCATATGAAATAGAGTTCGATAGGTCAGACGCTAATGTTGTTGGTCCTAGCTTTGACGAGATATATTGGGATGATATACCTCAAGTGTGGAGTACATGGCCTGATAACTGGGATACTTGGACGGATGAAGATGCAGCTTTCAATGACTTCTTTGTTCAAGTTGAAGTGGACGCAAGTAATACAACCACCTTCTCAGATAACTGGGTCACAGCAACAGGTGAGGTAACAGGAAGATACTTTAGGTTTAGGATAATATTATCAAACGGTAATCCAGATATAACACCTCAAGTATTTAGATTTAAAGGGATAGTGGAATACTAATATGGCACAACATGACTACAACATAGCTAATCAAACAGCATCTGATGCTAGAACCGACATTAATAATGTCCTTGAGGCTATAGCTACTAATAACTCAGGTACAGGTGTACCCTCTGCTACATTTCCTAATCAGTGGTTTTATGATACCGATAACCAGCTTCTTAAGATAAGAAATAACACTACAACAACTTACCTTAATGTAGGTTACATTGATCAAACTAACGGTTTTGAAATCTTAGATAACACTCATGTAGTAAACACCTCTGGCACTCAGACTGGATTACTAGGGGATCAAGCTACAGCTACATGGGAAACTGGTACAGGTACTACTGAAAGCCTTGTGTCACCAGCTAAGGTAAAAGCCGCTGCTGAGGCAGTTATTGGAAGCCAAGGTTTAGGGGTAGAT